GCCCCGTTTATTCGCTGTTTGGCGACTGAAGAGGGTCAGGCTGGCAACACTTACGACAACGTTTATTTTAATTTGAGTGAGGGCCCGCTGGGCGAGGGGTTGCCTCGTGACGCGGCTGGTTTGACTCGCATTTTTCTGCCTGGTGGTGGCGAAATTGTCCCGTCGACGGCGGCTAATAGTTCTAAAGATGGTGGCCGCGAGTCGATGGTGGTTTTTGACGAGACTCACCTGTTTACCCGCCCTGAGCTTAAGCGGATGTATCAGACGGTGAGGCGTAATCTTGCGAAACGTAAGATTGCCGAGCCTTGGTCGCTTGAAACGTCCACAATGTATCTGCCTGGTGAGAAATCGGTAGCTGAAGAAACGCACGACCTTGCTAAGGCCATTACCGAGGGTAAGACGAAACGGCAACGGTTGCTTTTTGACCACCGCGAGGCGGACGCCGACATAGACCTAACCGATGAGGCGCAAGTGCGCGCCGGTATTGCTGAGGCTTACGGCCCGTTTTCTGACGTTATGGATGTCGACCGGATTGTGTCCGAGTTTTACGATCCACGTAACGACCCGTCTGACTCTCGCCGCTATTACTTTAACCAGCCGACGTCGGCTCGTGATGCGTGGCTGACCGCGCCCGAGTGGAATAGTTGCTATCGCGAGGACACGGTTAAACCTGGTGATGAAATCACTTTGGGCTTTGACGGTTCACGTAAACGCTCTCGCGGTGTGACTGACGCTACTGCTTTGGTTGGTTGTCGCGTGTCTGACGGCTATATTTTTGAAATTAAGGTGTGGGAGCAACCTAACGGCCCTGCTGGTGATGATTGGGCCGTGCCGGTCGATGAGGTTGACTGGGAGGTAGCTCAAGCGTTTGAGCGTTACAGGGTTGTGGGTATGTTTGCCGACCCGGCCCGTTGGGAGTCTTACGTAGCCAAATGGGAGGCCGACTACGGCAAACGTCTCAAGGCTAAAGCCAGTCAGTCTAACCCGATTGCGTGGTGGATGACTGGTAACCGTTCCTATTTGGTGGTGCGTGCTGTAGATCAGTTCCAAGCGGCTGTAGTTGATAAAGAGCTGACGCACGACGGTTCACCTGTTTTAACTAGACATATTTTAAATGCTCGTAGGCGTGTTGGTCGCTCTGGTGTGACTATTGCAAAATCTACGCCCGAGAGCCCCGATAAAATCGACGCGGCCGTTAGTGCTGTGCTGGCTTACCAGGCGAGACTTATTGCGTTATCCAAAGGTGAGGCCACGCGCTCTACTTTCGTACCGAGGCGTATACGTTAGGATTATTTTAAATGGCTACTCAGCTTAGTACCGCTCAACAGGGCCTACTTAAGTCTTTAGCGCGTAAGCAAGCGCACTATAACTTGATGGAGCGTTATTACGACGGTGACGCGCCACTGCCAGAGTCGGCAGAGGGTCAAAGTCGCGCCTACCGCCGTTTTCAGCGCAAAGCACGGTTAAACCTTGCCCAGTTGTCTGTTTCGGCTGTTCGCGAGCGCATGGTAGTTGGTGGGTTTCGCACTGGCGCTGAAGACGACGATAACGGTGACCGCGAGGCTCGCAGGCTGTGGAAAGCTAACCACCTGGATTATTTGAGCTCCGATCTGCATTCACTGTTTTTACGCTTTGGTACCGCTTACGCGATTGTGGGCTATCCTGAGGGCTCCGAGTATCCGGTGGTATCTGTGGAAGACCCGAGGCAAGTTATTGCCACCACGAGCCCCACAGAGCCTACGAGAGTGCTTTCAGCGTTGAAAGTGTTTAGCGAAAACGGCACACACTACTTTTACGGCTACGGTACCGATTTTGTAGAAATTTTTATTAAACCGGCAGACCAAAACATTTACGACTCCGACGGGTGGCAACTTTTAGACGAAATGCCTAACCCGCTTGGCGAGATTCCGGTAGTAAAGTTTACTAACGCGGATGAGCGCGGCGAATACGAGCCCTACGTTGACATTATTGACCGCGTTAACCATATGATCTTGCAGCGGTTGATTATTGCTACGACGCAAGCGTTTAGGCAGCGCGTGCTTAAGGGTGATTTTCCTACGCACGACGCCGACGGCAACGAAATCGACTATAACGGCATTTTTGAGTCGAGCGCTGGGTCGCTGTGGATGATTCCAGAGGGTGCCGATGTTGAAGAGCTCGGCCAGGCTGAAATTTCGGGCATTTTGAGCGCCGTGCGCGCCGACGTGCAAGATTTTGCCGCCGTTACCCGCACTCCGATGCACTATTTTAGCCCCGAGGGCACTAATGGCTCTGCTGAGGGTGCACAGCTTGCCCGAGAGGGCCTCGTGTTTAAAACTGAGGACAGAATTAAGCGGGCAACGCCTGGCTGGTCTAAAGTGATGTCTTTGCTTTTTCGGTGGATGGGCGACGACAGTCGCGCAAGCCTGTTGGATCTTGAGCCTCTTTGGAAACCGGCCGAGCGTTATTCTTTGGCCGAGCGTGCCGACGCTAATACTAAGTTCCAAGACGTACCCTTTAGGTCGCGGATGGCACTTATCGGTCAGTTCTCTCCGAGTGAGATTGCTGAAATGGAGATGCAGCGTGCCGGTGAGCAACTTTTGACCGAGGCGCTACTTGGTGGCCCGGTTGAGCAAGAAACCGAAACCAGCGGCGAGCAAGTGGTAGAAAGATTTCGCGATATTGCTAATGGTGACGTGGTTGAGTTTGCTCAAGGCGTCGGCCAGATTGAGCACATTATGACGGGTGGCGTTTTGGGTATTCCAAACTCTGAGTTTGCTATTAACGCTAGCGAAAATGATCCTGCTGTGCAGATAAGGCTTTGGGAGCGCTCTGGTGGCGAATGGGAGCCGACGGCGGCGGTGTTTGGTGCGCGTTACAGCGAGGTGACCCGGTTAGACGGTTTGCCTGAGGCCTAACCGTGGCGACTCTTGCTGAAATAAGAGACGGGTACAATCGGCTTAACACCCGCTTGGTGCGTGGCGCTGGCCGGGTAACGGGTAACGTCTTTCGGCAGCTTGGATCGTGGCGAGATGTAGACGTGGCACGTTTTTTGGAAATTGTGGGCCCGCAAATTGACGGGCTCAAATTGCAGGCCGCGAACTTGCAGGCTGTTTATTATCAAGAAATTGCTAAAGCCAACGGCGAGGCTTTTACTCCGGTTGAGGCGAGACCTAGCAACCTAACCGATGAGGCTTTACGTAACGGCCCAAGCGCTGAAGAGGTTTACCGCCGACCTTTTATTGAAACCTGGACAGGTTTGGCAGCTGGTGAGCTTTTGCGCACGTCTATTGAGCGTGGCGCTACTAGGGCCGCTAGTTTGGCTGAGACTGATATTCAGTTAGCAAGTCGCATTGCGGGCCGTAATCAACGGCAAGGTAACGGCAATATTGTCGGTTATCGCCGCGTTTTAACCGGTGCTGAAAACTGCGCCCTATGCGCCATTGCGTCTACTCAACGTTATGCGCGCGACCAGCTTAAGCCGATTCACCCTGGCTGCGATTGTGGCGAGGAGCCTATTTACGGCGACTTTGACCCCGGCCAGGTTATTGACATGGAGGGCCTGGACAGTTTGCACGAGGGGCTGATTGACCAATTAGGCGTCTCTGATCGTAGGGCTCGCTCTGCCGGTATTGGCAAGTCGGTGCAGTACGAGGACAGTGAGCGCCTGGCTGACTTTACTGACATTGTTGTTACTCGCGAGCATGGCGAATATGGGCCGACGCTTAGCTGGCGTAATCAGGATTTTACGGGCCCTGAGGATTTTTAATTTTCCAGCTACCTATTAGCTGGCACGGCTCGAGACGAGTCGCTACCTAAACCGAGATGGAAAGGTAAAACCTATGTCGCAAGACGAAACAACTCAAGAAGAAATTAAAGACACGTCGACCGAGGTTGACGCTGCTGAGACGGTGGCGGATGACGCTGAGCACGACGAGTTGCCTGACGATCACCCGTTGGTCAAGACTTTAGCTAAGCAACGCGCAGAGCTGAAAGAGCTTAAGAAAACGTATACTCAAGCGAGTAAAGAGCTTGACGAGGTGCGTAAATCTCAGCTCACTGAGCAAGAGCGTCTAATAGAGCAAACTAAAGAGGACACTGCTAAGGCCGTCAGGCTAGAGTACGCCGAGAAAATGGTAGAGGCCGAGCTTAAAGCTCAATTGCAGGGACGTAACCTAACCGGTGAGTCAATTCTGCAATTTAATAAAGAGGCTTTTATTGACACTAGCGGCGAAATTGACAGCGAGGCTATTGCGACGTGGGTTGAGGCTCACAGTACTCAAACCGAGGTGCCTAAGCCTGATTTAGGGCAAGGTGCCCGCGGCAGTAAAGGTTCGCTTGCGCAAATTAGATCGCGCGACGAGCTCGAACGTATGAGCCCGGCAGAGGTTTTAGAGGCACGTAAAGACGGCCGCCTAGATGCTCTTATGGGTAAATCTTAATTAGAAAGGATATAGCTCAATGGCTATTGATAACTTTATTCCAGAGGTATGGTCGGCTGGTGTTACCCAGGCGTTCATTGCCAACCAGGTCGTTATTCCGACCCTTAACAACGCCTTTACTGGCGACGTGACTCGTGGCAACCAGGTTCACGTGATCAACGCAACCACTCCCACAATTGTGGACTACGCAGGTGCTGGCCGTACCATTTCGGCCGAGGCGTTGAACGACACCGAGGTGCTGCTCAACATTGACCAGGAAAAAGCTTTCTCGGTTAACGTTGATGACGTCGACCGCGTGCAGGCCTCGTCTGAGTTTGCCCCGTGGGTTGACTCTGCCGGTCGTGCGCTTGCTGAAGACGCCGAGGACTACATTCTCACGCAGATGATTACCGACGCTACTGACGCTAACGGTAGCTCGATTGTCGTTGACACCGCTGAAGAGGCAAAAACTGCAATTCGCGAAATTCGTAAGTCGATGGCTCTCGCTAAGGTGCCCTCGTCCGGTCGTTACCTTGCGGTTAACCCTGACATGGCAGATTTGCTCATTCAGGGACTTGACGACTCTTCGGTCGCCGGTACTGACTCAGAACTGCGTAACGGCGTGATTGGTCGCCTGTACGGGTTTATTGTTGTCGAGACTCCCCTGCTTTCCAGCTCGGGCACTCCCGCGGCGGTCGGATATCACGAGGCTATGGTTGCTTTTGTCAACCAGGTGCAGTCTCTTGAGTCGCTGCGTAACCCCACCAAGTTCTCCGACATTGTGCGCGGTTTGAATGTTTACGGTGGCAAGGTGCTGAAAGACGAGGCTTGCGTTAAGTACGTCTCTGCCTAATTTGGCTCTTTTTGAGGGGGCGGCCTACGGGTCGCCCTCTCTACGCCGCGCACGGTTTATGGGAAAGGTTAAGTAGATGGCTTTAGCTACGATCGCCGACGTCGAGGCCCGTTTGGGTCGTGACTTGACTGCCGGTGAAACCGCGCAGGCTACTGCTTGGTTAAACGACGCCTCGGCTATGTTTGTGCAAAGGGCTGTGCAAAAGTTTGAGGTAGATGAGTCAACCGTGCGCCTTTTCCCCAACGACGGCGTGGTGCGCTTGGTGCAGCGCCCGGTAATCGAGGTGACCTCGGTAACCGACATTGACGGGGTTGAAATTGATTTCACCTACGACGGCCACCAGTCAATTTACGAACTGGGTAGCTATTCGCCCGTAATTGTGACTTACGACCATGGTAGTGAAAATATTCCTAACGATGTTGTTGCGGTTGTGGCGGGCATGGTTGTGCGCACTTTGCTTATTCCTGACGACGCGGCTGCGGGCATTCAGCAGCAAAGCGTGGGCCCGTTTAGTCAGTCTTACGCTAACTGGGCTGTCGGCCGGCAGGTGCTTATGAGCCCGTCAGATATTGAGGTAGCTAACCACTACCGAGACAAGTCTTTTAGATCCGCCTCGACGATTGGTAACGGTAACTATGGAGTCACTTACCCGAGTCCGACTAAGTTCGAGCTCTACCGATAGTTACGGGCAGCCGGTTTACGCCGAAACGACGTCGACGGTTCAGGCCATTGTGAGCGCCCGCGTTTCGGGCACTAATTTTGACGCCGACCAAATTGTGGTGACTGACGGCCTTACTTTGTATTTGCCGTCGGGTTACGACGTGCAAGATGATGACAAATTTATTATTCGAGGGAAACGCTACGAGCTCGACGGTGAGCCTTTTGACTGGCGCGACGGCTTGGGCTCGTGGGCTCCGGGTACCGTTGTCGACGTGCAGAGGGAGTCCGATCGTGGCTAGCAAAATCCCAGGCGGTGGCGGCGAGGTAAAACTAAACTTTAAAGGCATGGGTGAGCTTTTGCGGTCGCCCGAGCTTGAGGCTGAGCTGCGTAACCGTATGAGGCGAGTCCAGGGCGCTCTGCCCGGCTCCGAGCTGTATACAACGACCAGCAGGCGCGCGCGTGCGGTTGTTGCTCGCGGTAGTGACTTTGATGAGGCTAACACTGGTGAGCTCTCTAGGGCGTTAGACCTTTCGGGTGGTGAGCGCGGGTTTAAAGTTAAGACCAACAAACCTAAGCCGAGGAGTTCGAGCACCTAATGCCTGACGCAGTTATTTTTAGCGACATTATGAGCCACCTTGTCAGCAAGCTAAATGCTGGTTTGACGGCTCAAGGTTTCACTACTACTCGGGTTGGTGTCCTCGCTGACGACTCAAGTAGTCAAGTGATTTTACGCCGAGATGGCGGCACCCGTCGGTCTAAAACGATTATGACGGACTCGATTGGTGTAAACGTTTACGAGACCTCTTACGCTAACGCTGAAACTTTGGCGCGTACTGTGATGGCAATTTTTGACGATTTGCCTGACGGTGCTCCGATTGTTGACGTGGTGCCTGAGAGCTCAATTCAAGACGTGACCGACCTAAAGGCTCAGCGCCGATTTATGCGCTTTGCTGTAGATCATAGAGGTACTAACCTCAATTAGATAGGAGTAATAATATGGCTTTGGACTCTGACAACGTAAGAGTAGCCGTAAGCGGTGCGGTGTATGTTGCGCCGAGTGGTACTGCCGCGCCGGCATATAGTGACGACGCCCTCGATAACGCTTTTGTTGACTTGGGTTATGTTTCTGCTGATGGAATTGTGGAAACAATCGATAAAAGCACGACACAAATCCGCAGCTGGCAAGACGGTAGCTTGGTGCGCGAAATCGTATCCGAGGGTACTTACTCGGTTGAGCTGACTTTCATTGAAACTAACGAGGATGTCGTTGGCCTTTACTACGGTTCGACGCTGACGGACGGCGAGCTAGACGGCGACCCGCGCGCTACTGGTGGCCGTAAGTCGTTTGTTATCGACGTTATTGACGGCACAACCGTTGAGCGCACTTACGTGCCCGCCGGTGAAATTACCTCGGTGGGTGAGCGCACTTTGGCCTCGGGCGAGGCTATTGGTTACACGGTGACTATCACCGCATACGCCGACACCGACTCGACTACCTTTAAGAAATTCTTTAGCGAGTTTGGCGCTGTCGACCCCGCCTAAAGATTAGACTAGCCCTGGGCGTTTTTTTGCGGCGGCGTCCAGGGCGTTGACCAGGTGGGGGGTCGGCCCCTTTGCCCCCTCGGCTCCCCACCAGCCGCAAGTTTTTGATATGAAAGGTTAGCTGCAAAATGGGTTACATTATTGAAAATGACGGTAAGAGCGTCGAACTTCCAGACTTTGGGAAGATCCCTGCTGGTGTGTTGCGTAAAGCGCGCCACGAAAAAGAAACCGACCAATCGTGGTTTATTCTTGAGCAGGTTTTGAGCCCAAAAGAGCTTTCGGCGATTGATGCTCTACCTTTGTCGGAGTTTGCTAAGCATATGACAGCTTGGACAAAGGGCGTAAGCCTGGGGGAATAATTAAGGTCGTCGAGCTAATCGACGACCACACGCCGGCGTTTGCATACGACTTTCGTTACCGTTTCGGCTTAGGCCTTGACGATCTGGGCAATACCGTGCCTTGGCAAGAGGTTGTCTATTTGGTTTCGGTGTTAATTCGTGACCCATCCTCTTGGTTGCAAACCTCTATTAATAACTGGCACCACCCGGTTTCTTACGAGTGGGCCGCCCTAGCCGCTAATTACGACCTGCACGCTCAGGTTAATAGTAAACGTAAACCCAAACCGTACCCTCGGCCTTGGAAAGACGCCGCAGGTGGATCTCAGCGCAAAGGTACGGCGCGATCTGACGCGCGTGAAATTTTGGCTAAGGCTAGAAATGGAGGAGTTAAGTGGCAGAACAGGCGTACGCCTACGTAACACTTATCCCGGTTGCAGAGGGTTTTCAAAAAGCCATAGCTAAAGAAATGGGCGGCGTTAACAACGTCGGTAAAAAAGCCGGTAAAGATACCGGTAAAGGTTTTAAAGGCGGTTTTGGTGGTGCTCTAAAGGGCATTGGCGGCGTTGTGGCCGGAGGTCTTGCCGCTGCTGGCGTTGGTGGTTTTCTTAAAGAGTCTGTTAATGCTGCGTCTGACTTAAACGAGTCGCTGAACGCCGTTTCGGTTTCTTACGGTGATGTTTCTAGCGAGATTGTTGAGCTTGGAGACACTGCCGCTAGTCGCCTTGGTCTTTCGCAAACTTCTTTTAACGAAATTGCCACCCAGTTCTCTGGTTTTGCAGACACCATTGGGGGCGAGGGCCAGGGCGCTGTAGATTTTATTGATCAACTGTCTGAGCGTGGTGCTGACTTTGCCTCGGTTTACAATTTAGACGTCGACGAGGCTTTACAAACTTTCCAGTCTGGTCTTGCGGGTGAGACTGAGCCGCTACGTAAGTTCGGTGTAGATCTTAGCGCTGCGACGGTTGAGGCTCACGCTTACGCTAGTGGTATTGCTGAGGCTGGCGAGCCCTTAACCGAGGCACAAAAGCAGCAGGCCCGGTATAGCGCCTTAATGGAGCAGACGGACAAAGTACAGGGCGATTTTCAAAACACGCAAGGCGGTTTGGCAAACGCTCAACGTACGCTGTCTGCAAACTTTGAAGATATGCAGGCCAAAGTGGGCGGGCCTCTGCTTGGAGCTTTTGCCGATTTAACCACACAACTTTTGCCCGTAATAGAAACAATGGGGCCGATTCTTACCCAAACTATGGAAGAATTAGCGCCTGTTATTACTGACCTGGCGGGCCAAATTCCAACGCTACTTGAGGCGTTTTTACCTTTACTGCCGATCATCGGAGAGCTCGCCGGATTATTTTTAGATTTGGTTGCCGAGCTTTTGCCGGTTTTTATGACTTTATTTGAGGCATTACTGCCGGTCATTATTGAACTGTTGCCAGTCTTTATTGAGTTTGTGCAAGACGCAATGGCGGTACTTGTGCCGTTGTTTATTACTCTTGTCGAGGCTTTAATGCCTATTGTTGAGGCGCTACTGCCTGTCTTTCTTGAAATTATCGAGGCTTTACTGCCGGTTTTTCTAGACCTGGTTGAGGCTTTTTTACCGATGATTGACAGGCTGCTACCCCTCTTTATCGAGTTTATAGAGTTTCTTACTCCTATTTTGGTTTTTGTTGCTGAGATTCTTGGCGAGATTCTGGTAGCGGCAATTGATTTCTTTATTACGGCAATCGAGAACACTATCGAAACGGTTGGCATTTTTGCCGATTTTTTCAAAGAAACCTGGGAGGGCATTAAATCTTTTTTCCAGGATTTAATTAACGGTTTAATTGGTGGTTTTGAGGGTTTCGTAAACGGTGCGATTAAAGGCGTTAACCGAGTTATTGACGCAATTAACTCACTTTCTTTTGATGTCCCTGACTGGGTGCCTGAAATTGGCGGCGAAACTTTTGGTTTCAATATTGGAAAACTAAGCGAAATTAGTTTGCCAAGAGTTGCTCTGGCAGACGGTGGCTTAGTAACTGGGCCCACTAACGCACTAATCGGTGAGGCCGGGCCCGAGATGGTTATACCGCTTGACAGGTTTGAGTCTATGCTCGAGGCCGGGGTGGCGGGCCGTACGGTCAACTATTACGCGGCCCCTAATAAAAGTTTTGATGCTGAGCAAGAGTTACGTTTGGCGATGACGAGAGCGAGGGTACTGGCTTGAGCGGGTATAAGCTGACTGGCGCTAACGGCGACTCGATTACTTTTGATAACTCTAATTTTGTGCTTAATCAAACGTTGACGGGGTTTGGTATTCCGCCGACGTCGGTGCGTATTGATGAGTCTGCCCGTGATGGTGGCACACACCGCTACACGAGGCGCGCTGTGCGCAATATCGACATGCCCGTGACTGTGCTTGGATCTGATGCGGCTGACGTTGAGAGTAAGCTGCGTCGTCTTGCCCGGTTGACTCAGGACACTCTTGGCCCTACTACTTTGACGGCCTTGCGTGACGCGGGTGACCTTACGATGGAGTTGCATTACGTCGGTGGTGCTGAGCTGGAATATGGTGGCGACACTGGCGGTATTGAGTTTGCTAGTTTGGTGTTGTCTTTTCAGGCACCTAACCCGTATTGGCAAAGCGCTGACTTGGAAAGTTTTAGCGTCGAGGTGGGCGAAACTGGTCGTGGCCTTTTGCCCCAGCTCACTAAGCTGCGTGTTTCGTCCTCTCAAGCTATCGGGCTTATTAACGTTAATAACACTAGCGACGTGCCCGTGTTTCCCACGTTTGAAATTACGGGCCCGGTCGATGGTCTTTCGGTGAGCCTTAATGGTGAGGGCTGGTCTTTCACTGAGGATATTTTGACGGGTGACATTTACGAGATTGATCACGGTGCGGGCACTGTGGTCGGTATCGGTGGCGTTAACCGTTACGACATTTTTGACACTGCTCCTAAGTTTTTTGCTTTCCCGCCTGGCACGTCTAGCGTGTTGGTTGTGGGCACTAACGCTACACTTGACACGTCTATTACGTGTCGCTATAACTTGGCGTTTGAGGTGGTTCACGGGTGAGAATTGACGACCTGACGGTAGAGGTGCGTAATAAGCAGCTTAAACGTGTCGGCCGTCTTTTGGGTAACGATTTGGTGGGCTCTGAGTTTGTTTTGCGCCACAATGAGGTCGGTACTTGGTCGGTGTCTTTGCATTCGACGTCTCCGATGGCTGACCTTTTACGCACGCCAGGTTTTGGTCTAATTGTTACTGGCCCTAATGGTGTGATTGTGTCTGGCCCTACAGCGTCTACTCAACTTGCACAGACTGAAGACGACCCTGACGGTACTTGGACTATTACGGGTTTTGATGACTCCATTATTTTGGCTGACCGTTTGGCTTACCCTGAGCCGTCTAACGCTGACGTAACCACTCAGGCAGTGGCGCGCGACGTGCGTGATGACGTGGCGGAAACTGTTATTAAACAATACGTTGACGCCAATTTAGTGTCTGGGCCGGCGGTGCGTAAAGTTGCTGGTTTGTCGGTTGAGGCAGACGGGGGTCGCGGTGCTGAGGTTTACGGTGTGGCTCGTTTTGTGAGCTTGCAAGAGCTGTTAAATGGTTTGGCGCAGACTGGCGGGCTTGGTTACCGTATCGAGCAATTGTCTACCGGCCTCGTGTTTGAGGTTTACGAGCCTGTAGATCGTAGTGCTTTGGTGCGGCTTGATATTGATAATGGCCGTTTGTCGTCTGCTGACTATCAGGTAGAGGCTCCGGTGGTGACTCGTGCGATTGTGGCGGGTGCTGGCGAGGAAGAGGATAGGCTTTTTTTTGAGGGCACGCTCACTCAGTCCACTGATGCTGAGACGCTTTGGGGTCGACGTATTGAGCGGGTGGTGGACGCCCGGAGCACTCAGGCTGCTGAGGAGTTTCAGCAAGAGGCCGCCGAGGAACTTATAGACGATGGTAAAACGCGTGTAGCGTTGACCGTTACGCCAACCGATAGCGTGACTATGCTTTACGGCGAAGACTGGGGTTTGGGCGACACCATTACGGTTACTGTGGGGTCGACGATTGCGACTGCTGTGGTTTATACTGTGGCTTTGTCTGTGCAGACTGACGGCGTGTATTTGGCCGCTGAGGTGGGCAAGCCTCAACCGGTGCAGCTTGAGGGTCGCCTCTTGAAAGCCTCAGAGCGCACGTCTAAGCGCGTTGGTGAGATTGAGCGTAATACGACGGGTTATGGTGTGGTGACGCCTTTCCCTGGCGTGCAGGGTGGCACTGATGGCACGCAGCCGACTTTTACTGGGCCAGTGTTTACGGCGACTTATACGCGGTTTGGTGACATAATCCATTTTGCGTATTCGGTTGACTTTGACAATATTTCGAGTTTTGGTACCGGTCAGTATTTTATGACGTTGCCGTATAACGCTCGGAGGCCGTACACGTTTGGCGGCGGTTCGCTTACTGACGACTCGGGTGGCACGATTTACTCAATTATTGGCCGTGTCGATGAGGGCTCTAACGTGATGAAGTTGTGGTATATCAAGTCAAACGGTGAAACTGAGCCGTTTGAGCATAATAAGCCGATTACGTTGACTACGGCTGATAGTTTTGACATTACCGGCACGTATGAGCTGGAGCAATAGGAGAGGGTATTAGATGACGCAGACGAGTTTTCCCTTTGAGGGGTTAGACACGACTGAGACACAGTTTAGTCGTTGGGCTCGCCATTTTAATAGTGGTGTTAACGATGTGCCAACTGGTGACGCTGTTGAGGTGTCGGTGGGTACTGGTCTTGCGGTTGACGTTGAGGCCGGCGAGGCGATGGTGCGCGGGCACTATTACATTAGTGACGCTACCGAGTCTTTGGCTCTTGCAACTGCTGACGCCACTAACGACCGTGTTGATCTTGTGGTGTTGAAACTTGACCCGGTTGCTAACTCGATTGTTTTAGCGGTGAAGACTGGTACGCCGGCAGGGTCGCCTGTTGCTCCGACGCCGGTGCAGACTGATGCTGGTATTTTTGAGCAACCGGTGGCTGAGGTTTTGGTGCCTGCTAATTCTGGTGTGCCGACGACTATTACCGATCGGCGTGAGTTTATGGGTACGCGCCTTGGGTCGTGGTCGACTGATGGTCGCCCTTTGCCTGCTGGTCGCGTGTTGTTTGGTTTCAATACTGATAACGACCGTATCGAGTATTACGACCCCCAGGTTGAGGAGTGGCAAGACGTTACGCCTGCGTCTATTGGCGATATCGGTGACGTAGACATTACCTCGGCCTCTAGCGGCGAGGTGTTGACCTACGACGGCACTAATTGGGTTAATTCGCCAGCGTCGGCAGATGGGCTTTTTTATAAAACCGACAGCAACTCGGTAGCGTTTACCGCGCCTACTGGTTCTACCGTCGACATTAAGGCCGGCACAAAACTTGAGGTTGAGGGCGAGTTGATTGAGTTTGCTAGCGCGACCTCGGTAACAATGCCAAGCCTTACCGCGGGTACTGACTATTATATTTACGTTGACAACACTGGCGACGCCGAGGCCGTGGAGGCTACTGGTGCCTGGCCCACACCTGTCGCCGCTGAGCCGGCAGACTCGCGCCTTATTGGCGGGTTTCATTACGCGCCAGGTGGTAATGCTACGGGACAGTCGGGTGGCGATACGACTCCGGCCATTAACGAGTATTCATTTTGGGATTTAAAATGGCGACCTGTCGCCCCTGACCCTCGCGGCATGACTCTTGTCTCTAATATGTTTTGGGCTGACATTTATTTGCTTAACCGCGACCCCGACACTTATGGTACGTCGCGTAACGATCAGCCAATTGCTGACGGTGAAACCGACAACACGACTACGGCGATTATTCCTGCAGCGTTTGGCGGCAATGGATCTACCAGGTACTCAGAGCAGACTTGGTGGAACACGGCCGAGGCGTTGAGTGCTTATGGTAAGCGTTTGCCTCGCTACCGCGAGCACGCGGCGTTTGCTTATGGCACGACTGAGGCAGCGTCTCGAGGCAACGACCCGGTTACTACCGGTTTTGGCACTACTAATACGGGTTCGAGTAATACTGACGAAAAGTTTACGTCTAAGTGGGGTGTTATTCAGGCTAGCGGTGTGATGCGGGTGTGGGGTGACGAGTTTGGTGGCGGTAACGCTTCGTCGTCTTGGGCTGACATTACTGGAGGTCGCGGTAACGTGTTCCAGCAAGAAAATGCCGTGCATTTGGGTGGGAACTGGAGCCTTGGCGCGAACGCTGGTTCGCGCTCTGCGCTCTGGCTCTTCGCGCCCTCGTACTCGGGCAGCAACTTCGGGGGCCGCGGCGTCTGTGACCACCTGACCCTTGTATAAGCGAGCGCTAGCGAGCGGAGAAAATTATGGATGTAAAACTTACTGAACAGCTGGCGAGCAACGACGCCATTAACGTGCTCGCCTCGGCGCTTATCGCCTTGCCGGGCGGTGCGGACGCGCTCGACGCGGCCATTTTGGCGCACGCGACCGAGCCAGAAGAGGCCGCTACAATCGAATAGTGGACTCTCACGACCAACTGGTAATAGTACAAAAATACGAACGTTTTGTTAACTACTTTTATCCGGTGGCGCAAAACATACCGAAAGCGCACGGCGTGTTACGCGAAATGTTTGTGCGAGACATTTTAAACCAAGTTAACCTTTTTATTGTTGCCGGCAAAAGTAACCATATTGGTCGGCTTTACGAGGCAGATGCTGGGCTGGCGCAACTGCGCTACTGGTTACGGTTTATGTCACACAAAGACCGCAAACTTTTGACACACCGACAACACGAGCTCGGATCTGTAATGCTTGCCGAGGTGGGTGCTATGCTTGGCGCGTGGATTGCCCACAAGGGTAATCGCAAAAAGGTTTAGGTGGGTTTGCCGTGAATTTGGGTGGGAACTGGAACAATGGCGCGAACGCTGGTTCGCGCTCTGCGAACTGGAACAACTCGCCCTCGAACTCGAACAACAACATCGGGGGCCGCGGCGTCTGTGATATCAAAGGTTTTATACGCCGCTACCGTGAGGTGGCGGGTAGGCCCGGTGGTCAGCCGCTTAAACCTGCTTCGGCAAATACACTGATGGGGTTCGTCATAGGGGCGAGTAGGGCCTGACCCGAAAACCCAAGGCGACTGACAACCGTGGGCAAGCGTTATAAAAACCTTTACGGTCAAATATCCGACCTTCAAAGTTTGTACCTTGCCTACGGTAAAGCCCAAGAAAACAAACGTAACGCTAATGGTTTTCTAGTTTTCCAAGAGCACGCGCCGGCCAACCTGCTGGCAATATCCGAGCAACTTAAAGACGAGTCTTGGGTGCCGGAGCCTTTAAGGCAGTTTTTTGTTTACGATCCAAAGCAAAGGCTTATTAGCGCGCCTAGTTTTCGCGACCGCGTTGTGCACCATTCTTTGTACGCGGCAATTGAGCCGATTATGGAACAAACTTTTTTGCCTTGGTCTTTTGCCTGCCGCAAGGGCCGGGGGACTCACGCCGGGGTTAAGTTTATTCAGGCAGAGCTAAGGCGGGGCGGCTACACACATTTTTTAAAAACTGATTTTGCCGGATATTTTCCCAGTATCGATACTGAAATTTTGCACGGCGAATATCGGCGCAAAATATCGTGCAAAAAAACCCTCGGTTTGTTGGAAAAAATTATTCCCCGCAATTCTGTCGGCGTGCCAATCGGTGCCCTACCAAGCCAGCTAAGCGCAAACGTTTACGGCAACATTCTCGACCAGTTTTTACACCACCACCATAAAGTTCGCTTTGCGCGTTACATGGACGACGTGATAGTGCTAGGTCACGATCCAAGCGAGCTGCGAGACGTAAAAAACTCGATTGAAGAGTTTGCGGCAACGAAAATGCATATGCGCTTTTCGCACTGGTCTATTAGTCCCGTCGGCCGTGGCATTAATTTTCTTGGCTATCGCATTTGGCCCGGCCACAAACTAATACGAAAATCAAGCGTTACTCGCGCCAGGCGCAAAGTGCGGTCTATGGTTGCCCGCGGGGACTACGAGGCTTTAGAGCGATTTATAGGGTCTTGGTCGGGGCACATTGACAAAGCAGACGTTTTTAATTTAAAAATTTCGTTAAATAAAACGCACAATATTGCCGACAACCTTAAAACCGCAAGAGCGTCTAGAGAAAAAACACGAGACTTTTTGTTGGGAGAAATATTTAAATGAGGCTTTATAACCCCTGGCCGGAGCCTTACCGGATCAACAAACGGTCACCCTACGGGCCTAGACGACACCCGATAACAGGCCGCAGAAAAATGCATCACGGCATAGACGTAGCAATGCCAGTCGGCACGCCTCTTATCGCGCCAGCAGACGGTCAAGTAGCGCACAAAGGCAACGGGGCGTCTGGCGGGCACGTGCTCATTATCCGCCACCAGGGTAACTTTCATACCGTTTACTATCACCTGCAACAAGCCTCGCATAAACACGTCGGCCAGCAAGTAAAAACAGGTGATTTAATTGCGAACTCTGGTAATACGGGTGCCAGCACGGGGCCACACTTGCATTTTGAACTGAGACGTTCTCGCGAGTGGGGTGACACCGTTGACCCGGTGCCTTATTTGCTTGGGCCGCACAGGGAGCGCGCTGGGGGGTCGCCCACTAGAAACTCTCGCAGCTCTCGCCTACGCCCCTGGTCGCAAGTAAGAGGAAAACCGTCGCCAGGTTTAGAGTCCATTAGTAACTCGTGGCTTGCACGTGGTGCCCACGCAATTCGGAGAGGTTTAGGTAGATGACTGAAAGCGTAAGCACTGGAGGTGTGCGGGTAAGTATGCGAGACATTTTTGAAGAGGTGCAGCGCCAAGGCCGCCTACTCGACAAAATCGCCAACACTTTACCCGATACTGAGACGCAAGTACGTGACCACGAAATGCGGTTACGCCGTTTAGAGCAACGCATAGGCTGGATTTTCGGCGCTCTTGGTTTACTCGGCGCGGTCGTGGGAGTGTTTTCGATTAGTCTGGGATAATGAAACCAGACCCTAACGATCGGTGGAAAGTCCGCCGCACTCTCGTAATTTTTGCGGTAC